CAACTTTTAAATATAATAGATCTGTTTACATACTCACCTTTTTCTGCATCATAGTGCATGTATTGCATTGCACTTATGAAAGGTCTTAGCGTAACTGGTTTTCCAAATACATTTTGACCTACGCTAGAGTCATATGTAGTGTAATGACCTACAGGTAATTGATTACCATCGTCATCTTCTGGTGTACGATTGATTGATAATCTAGGTATATTGCTACCTGTATTAGATCCATCGTCTTGTCCTATAGCTTGCATTATCTGCTCATTGGACATTTGTTTTATGTTTGTTAAGTTATTGTCAGACATTAGTCCTCCTTAATTGTTGATTTACTGTATACACTATTTTAAGTAATTTGTCAAGGGTTATTTTATAAATGGATCTATAAAAAAACCTATTAAAATATACACCATTATGACTCCAAAT